AGAGGAATGGTTGGTATAGATGTATTATGACAAGTAATGTAGCAACTAATATAAGTATGCTATATCCATCTAATTCATCAACTACTACTCATTTTACAAGTAATGGAATTGATGGTATCGAACTATATGGAGTTCAAACAGAAGAAGGTACACTTACAAACTACATCCCATCAACAGATACATTCACCAGCCGACTAGGTAACGCAACGTATGTTGATAGTAATGGTTTGATTAAGACAAATCCTAAAAACTATGTTAAATATAGCCAAGATTTTGATAATAGTTATTGGAGTATATCAGGTGGAACTATAACATCAAACTTTGCTGAAGCTCCTGACGGAACTCAAACTGCTGCAAAAGTGACTATAAATACAGGCGGTAATACTTATTTTGGATTACCAAACACTCTTAATACCTTAACACCCGGTAAAACTTATACATGGTCTATTTGGGTTAAAAGCACTGGTGTAAGTAGTCACTTTACTATGCAAGCTAATGCAAGTGGTGCTTCTACTATATATCGGCTTGCTAAAACACCTACTCCGACTGAATGGACAAGATATTCGGTAACTTTTGTTGCTACTTCTGCTACTCAACAAGCTGTTTACTTTAACAATTATCCTGATGACTACTCAGTAGAAGCATTAATTTGGGGTGCACAGGTAAATGAAGGTTCGGAACCATTAGACTATGTTAAAACAACAACTGTAGAATCAGGAGCACCACGCTACAGCCATGATCCTGAGACATTAGTTCCTACTGGTTTATATCTTGAACCGGCTGCGACTAACTATTTTGGTCAATATCCTACTACTGGCAGCAATTCAACTTTAACTCTTAATGCTGATACCGCACCTGATGGATCAAATACTGCAATAAAGGTAACTCAAGACTCTTCTAGTAATACAACACATTCAGTTTACAGAACTTTTTATAATACAAGTAGTAGAAACTGGACATTATCTGCATTTGTTAAACCTATAGATTGGTACAAAGTTTATTTTACATTTAATAGTAATGTTGGAGCTGCAAATAGTTATGCAGTGTTTGATTTAAGTAATGGTACTATTCAATCTGAAGGGAATACTAATGTAAACGCTTCAATTAAACCATATCAAAATGGTTGGTATAGAATCACCATTCATAACACTGGTACTTCTAACGGTTGGAGAAACCAGCAAGTAATGTTCTATAAGGATGGCGCAGGGTCTAATGGTCTACAATTTGATGGTGATAGCACAAGTTCCTTTTTAGTTTGGGGTTTTCAAATTGAACAAGGTACAAGTGAACCAACTTCGTATATTTATGATACTGGTACTACTATGAATGGTATAACCAGACCAGCCGACACCTACACATCAACAGCTACAACAGTGTTGGATCGTGATGGTGGTAATAAAATAGCTCCTTTTAACCCTTCTGAATATACGTTTGGAGTTGAATATATGGTTCCACACAAAACAGGTTATACATCTGCTAATGGTTTTATAAATCAAAACACAATTCTTTCTGTAACTGATGGATCTGCAACCCAAAGATCAGAAATTAGACATACAGGATCTACTAATGGTAAATACAGAATTGGTCATCAAAATGGGTCTAATATTATTAATATGTTAGCTTTATTTAATAGAGGTAATGGTGTTTATAATGTACAGGAAAAAGGAATAATTGGTTATGATGGTGACGAAACTAGAGGATATGCAAGTGCAAATGGAGTATTAGAAGTAGGAACAAATGGAGGTATTACCCAGACTACTATTAATAAAATATTATTAGGTGCTAGACCTTGGGATTCTCAAGTAGTAAACTCATCAATCCAAAGAATTTATTTTTGGAAAACACGTTTACCAAATACAGCACTTACAAACATAACTAAATTATAACTATGGCAGAAGAAGCTAAAAAGGAAGAGGAACTCGAAGCACCAGCTCCAGTTCCCGGTCCTTTCTTTAAATGGTCAAGTGAAGCAACTTGGATCACAGCAGCTAAAAAAGCTGGTTTTTATACGACTGTTACTGAAACAGACGAAGAAGGTAAAGAAACAACTAAAGAGGTATTACAAGCTTATACACACGACCATGCTATTGATGTAGTTGGTACGTTGTATGAAGGTGGTAAATGGGATGAAGAGGGTAAAGAAATAGAAGCTCCAACTAAACTTCCCGGCTGGCATGTTAACTACTTAGGTCCACTTCCAGATGGTTGGGACAAGAAGGAAGTAACACCTAAGACACCTCAAAGAAACTTTGCATAAATATGGGAGAGCAATTGGTTCTCCCTACACCCACCTTACCTAAAGCTGTTGATATACCTAGAGTCACTTTAGATATACCTAAAGCTGACATACCTTATTACAAACCATTGGTTATTCCTCCTAGTGATTTAGAACCACCAGCAGGAGTAGAAGCTGAATCTACGGATGAAGCACCAACAGGTATAAGAGAAGTAAAGATACCAGTAATAAATAAAAAAGTACCTTTACCTGAAAACGAAATACTAATTACTGCATCCACCACAGCAGTAGTTTCTGTAGCAGCCACCCTTACAGCTACCGCAGCCTTTAAATGGGTTGTAACAGCAATGAAACCAATATTAAAAACGGCATGGAAAAAATTAAGCCAGAAGAACAAAAAGGTTTCCTAACAAAGCTCAAAGAAAATGTTGATGACCATGAAGAACAAATGCAAATACTTGGTGCAATGGTGCGCCTTGGTGTTGTTATTTGGAGTGGATTTATCATCACCTTAAATTATGTTGAGCTGCCCATGGTCAAAAAACCTCTAGGCGCATCCTCTGATATCACTTTCGTAGCTTCGATTTTTACGGGCGCGCTAGCAACTTTCGGGCTGTCCACGGGTAACGGTAAGAAGAATGGAAACGGGAACGGAACAACTCCAACAAAACCAAAACAATGAAGAAATGGATTCTTCTCTTAGCACTGTTGTCACCCGCAGTAGCGAGAGCAAACACAATAACTCCTCAGTTCACACAAGGGAGTATGACCTCAACGACAACAACTACCCAAACAATTTCAGAAACAGTAAATCAAGAAGTATATGGAGCCGAGGTAAAAACTTGGTCAGGAACAAATATAACTCCATCAGGAAGTATTTCAGCAACAGATACCACTTGGAGTCTTACTACAGATGGTGCAGACTTTCAGTTAGAGATAACAGAAAGAGCAGCAGGACTAATCGAAACAATAGATACCGTCCGCACTATCGACACAGATTCCACTACTACTTCTTACTCAGTCTTCTCACAATAAGTCCAGCATACGCTGATACAGATCCAGAGACTAATAACGTATCTAACCCCGTAGCAGCCGCAACGGGAAATGTCACCAACCAAGCAGTGATGTTCCAAAACAATGGAGCACCTAGTCGTCAACACTATGGTCCAAGCATCAGCTGCAATGGATCTACTATGACCTTCTCTCCTTTTTATATGGGCAACCATACCAAACCATGGGAGATAGATGATGAACTTGGAATGAACCCATCCAGCTACACGTTAGCTGAGAACTGGGGGTTCCAAGTTAACTTTATGGTTCCTCTAGATAAGCGTGGCTTAGAGCAATGCAGAAGAATAGCTGCAAGACAAGAAGAAAAAATGAAGCTCGACTATGAGCTTACAAGGGCAACACGATGTGCGTCCTTACAAAAATCAGGGTTTACCCTGCTACCCGGAACTCGTGTATATCACATGTGTTCTGATGTAGTACCTATTAAACAATTAGTAAAAAAAGAAAATGTTAGCAATCCTAAAACCACTCGTTTTAACTGGTTTAAAAAGCCCTAAATTTAAGGTCTTTGTAGTTTCACTACTTGAAAAGCTAGTAGAGCAAACAGATAACGACTTAGATGACAAAGCACTAGCAATGGTTAAAAAAGGACTAGGACTATAAATGAAAAAGAAAGCAACCGAAGATCAATTTAACGAGTTGCATAATCTAGTTACAAAGGAGTTTCTTGCTCGTATAAAAACGGGCGAAGCTACCACTCAAGACTTAAAAGCGGCTTGTGATTGGCTTAAAGCTAATGACATTAGCGGAGTTGCTTATAACGGAAATCCTTTAGAAAAACTATCTAAGGTTATGCCAACTGTTGATCCAGAATTAGTACAGGCGAAGCTTTATGGCAGGAACATCTGAATACTATAAATCCAACCCAGCAGCTAAGAAAAGAAGACTTACGCAGCAAAAAAAATACAACAAAACAAAAAAGGGATTAGCTCTACGTGTTAATG